GTCAATGGGTGCGGAGGCTTTTGATCTTGGCGCGGCGATCAGTCACGCTCGCGAAGAGCGCGGTCAGCTTGTCCTCGGCGTCGGCCTTCTCGGCGAGCATCTTGCGCGCGTCGGAGAGCGTGACGATCGGAGCGGGAGGAGGAGGCGCCACGACCGGCTTCGGCTGAAATCCGAACGGCTTTAGCGCCTGCTCGATCTGCGCCTCGCTTTTCGCGTTCTGGCCCAGCTTCTCGCGCACCGCGGCAAGCTTGGTCGCCTTCTCGGCCAGCTTCTCCAGCGGCCGCTTCGCGCGATTGCGTCCAGCCTCTAGCGCATCGGCGACGTTTGTCGGCCGATTCAGTTCCTCGCGCTTGAGCGCTTCCGATTTCGCACGCGCCCAGCTGGCGCCAGCGTCACCGCCCCAGAGCGCCCACGCGATCCGGCCGGCGGAAGGATAGCCGTCTTCGCCTGGGGAAAAGCCAGTGCCCTGCTTGTCCACCTCGTGCCGCGCGAAATAGGAGACCATCCGGCGGACCGTGTCGGGCGAGAGGCTGGCCTTGTTCGAGATGTCGCGCGCGCGAGCGACGCCGACTGCCGTGCCGCCACGGTTGAACTTGTCGCGCCACTCGAGGCCGCGCTTGGCCTCGGCTGCCATCGCATCGGTCGGCGTCAGGTCCACCGAGGCGAAGCGCGCAAGCTCGGCCGGCGTCGGAGGCTGGTCCGGCGTTTCGTCCTCGGGCGCGGCAGTCGATTCCGCCTGCGCCTCCGCAGCAGCACTCGCGACGTTGTCGCCCGTAGCGGCGGCAGCGGCTGGCGTGCTCGGGAGCGAGTTGGTCACGAGGCGAATCGCCGTCTCGGGGATCTCGTAGCGCTCGGAGAGCTCCTTGACGTAGCTCGCCTCCGCAGCGATCTGCTCCAGTCGCGTAAAGGCATCGGTGCCCTGCTCGGCCGCAATCTCTTGGAGAGACTTCGCGCCTTGGCGGTTCTCGTTCATATTAGCCGCGGACTCGCGACCGACGTCGATGGTGAGCTTAGGCGGGAAGCGCCACTCGCCGCGGGTCGCGCGCTTCAGCGCCTGCACCGGAGTCTCTCCATCGCGAGCAGGAGGCGCCGGGATCTCGCCGCGGGCGATGGCGTCGAGGATGACCGCGTTCTTGATCGGATCTAGCACCTTGTCGACGAGCACGCCCTGATGCCGCGCGAACACGCGGTCGGCCGCGGCAAACTCCGCGCGGACGCTCGGGCCGGCGTAGTCCTGCGTGCCGAATAGCACGCCCTTCGGGATGCCGACGGCGATCGAAAGCTCGTGCATCAGATGCGCGATGAATCCCGTGAAGGCGGTGCTCGGCCGCGCCGGCATCGTCTCGACGCGATCAGCCTGACCGAGATACTTAATCATCCCGACCTCGGAAAGCTCGTTCTTCTGCTGCTGGCCGCTGGGCAGCGTCGCACTCGGGGTCGGCGTAAAGAGGTTGCGCGCGTTGGCCGTGCCGCGGTCCGTGAAGACGAGCGCCGCCTGCTGCGAGGCGAAGCGCACGCCGGCCTTCTCCGCTTGCAAGATCTCGTGCAGCATCCGCGCAGTCTGGATCGCCGCGTGAAAGTCGGTGACGCCGCGGTACTGATCGACGCGGAAGGGATCGAAGTAGTGGCAGAAGTTGCCGGCCGGAACGTCCTCGGCGCCGAAGTAAACGCCCTCGCGCGTCACGCGGTAAATGCGATACGCGACCGGAACGCCGAAGTCATTGGTGATAACGCCCTCGAAGTAATTCTCCGAGTCGAGGCCCATCTCGTTGGGGTTGCCGATGCGGGTCGCCGGCACCAGCTGGAGCTTGAGCCCGTCGCCCACGCGGCGGATGACGAAGCCGCAGTCGCCGTCAACCGGCCGATTCTCCGCGGCGAGCTGCACTAGCTTGCGGAAGCTATTGCGGCCCGTCGCGTCGGCCTGCTTGCACCACGTATGGAACCAGTCGTTGACGGTCGCGTTGTAGTCGCGGTCTCCAGTCGTTGCCGAGTATTCGGTCGGCGTTAGGTAATTGCCGAACTTGCGCGAGACCTCCTTAACCTCGGGACAATTCTCAACCAGATTGCGCGCTTCCCACATCATCACGACCCGCTCGCGCACCGTCTGCGAGGACTCGCTCGGCTGGCCGTACTGCATCGGCGCGTAAAGCCGGTTTGTCTGCGCGGCGTTGTAGGAAAACAGCGCGGTCTCGACGCGAGCCTGGAGCCGGCGCAGCGCGGCCTGCGGAGCGATGGTCTCGAGCGCCCGCTCGAACCACGGCCGGTTGCGGATGACTTGGGTCGCGTCGAAGGTCTGCATAATCAATTGCCCGTGAAGCTGACGAACGTCGTGTCGGTCGTGTCGCCGTTCTGGTACTCAATTGCCGAGACGATGTCGCCTAGCATCTTGTTCAGCGTGTTAAGATCAGCGCGCGTGACGGACTTGCCGTTGAGCGAATAGCTCGTGTTGAGCAGGCAGGCCTGGATTGCGTCCAAGACCTTGGACTTGAGCGTTGTCAGCGTCGCAACGTCAATGTCGAGAAAGGGATTGTCTGCCGCCATATGCTAGCGCGGCCCGTAAAAATCTTACACCTCCGCCGTTTTGGGCGAAAACCAAAACCCATCTGTCCGATAACAGTTCGGAAGATCAGCCTTCAACCGTGCTGATTTTCTGGAATTCAAGGAAAATGGAAGGACTTGCAAATTGCGGTGGCAATGCGATCCGCCTTTGCTGAGTGGGTAAATGTGATCGACGGCGTGCCGGATTCGAAGGCACCCGCTCACTCTTTCTGAGATTTCAAAAAACCCCAGCACAACAGATTCCCAAGAATCATTTGGGGTCTGTGCCAATTTCCTAGCCCTTCGCTGTTCCTCGACGTAGCAGCATCGCGCTTTATTGTCCTGCTTCCAGGCCTTCAATTTTGGCGCGATTCGTTTTCGATTTCTTTCCGACCAAAGTCGATTCCGCTCTCTGCATTTCTCTAATGAATTGAGTCTGTAAACCTTGGCCTCTTCTCTTACTTTTTCGTGATGCTTCTTTCTCCAACTTCTGAGCCTCTCGTTTTTCCTTTCCCTAAAAAGGTCAAACTTTTCCTTTGTAATCCAGTATTCAGAATTTCGTTTTTTGTCTCTCGCCCAAAAGACAAGCCCATCCGCTCTAATAGTCCCTTGCTTCAAGCTGGATGTTTCGTCAGTCATTCTTGGGAGGATTGAATCGAATCACGCCTGCGATAGTTGCCATACAAAGCAACATTGCCGACGTGTCTAGCCCGTGATTTGGAGCGTTGCTTCTTACTTCGACCCATTGCCAGACGCCCGTCCGCACCTCGACCTTCGCCTCGCCCTTGAGGTGCTCAAGGTAGAGCGGGTTAACGTCGCTCGGCAGCTCCCAGCGAAGGTCGCCCTTGCCCTCAAGCGCAGTCGCCAGCGTGTCCTTGAAGTAGTCGCCGCTCCAATTGTAGAAGTAGACGTCGCCGCCGCGGTAATCGCTCACCTGCGGATCCGAGAACGGGAAGTTGACCATCGTCCCCGTCGCCTCGTCGCGCATCGTCCAAGTCCGCCGGCCGTACCCGCGCATCGAGCGCCAGCCGAACTCGGCGCAATCGCGGTCCACGTCTGCCGGCCGGTAGCCGCGGTCCTGCGCGACGCACGCGCTTGATACCTTGAACCGCTCCTGGAGCGCACGCAGCTGGTCGCGCGTGTCGATCCGCCCGAACCATAGCTGACGGTAGCGCGGCCCTTGCGCCGTGCTGAACGCGCCAACCTCGCACCAAAAATGGTCCTGCTGGCGATCAATCGCGAGGAAGCGGATCGCCTCGTCGGGGATCGACTCGCCCTGCGCGTAGTCGGCCAGCTTGTAGCCGCTGTCCTTGAGCAGCACGTTCACCGCTTTCTTCTCGACGATCCACGGCAGCGCTTGCCGCTTGGTGCGGAACTCGATCTTCGCCTGCTCGTCGCCCGTGCGGACCAGCTGGTTTTCGGCCTGGAGGAACTCTTCCACGAGAAGACGCATCGGCCGAGTGACGATTGACTCCAATCGGAACGAGCGCACCTCCCGAGGCGCCGCAGGATTCATCGCGACGAAGCGCCCAGTCTTCGCCCAGCCGGCGCGGGTCGCGTCGCTGTCCGCGGACTCGTGGCCGCAGGCGATGCAACGAAAACGGCACGTCTCGACCGCGCGCCCCACGTCCCACGTCTCGTCATCGCGCCGCGCCGCTCGGTCCCAGATCACGCCGCCGCGCTGCTCCTTGTGCAGCACCTCGAACGCGACCGGCAGGATCTTTCGGCAGCCTGGGCACTCCGCGTGCCACTCGCCCTGATCGCCTGAGCGGAAGCTCGTGTCCTCGACGTTGCCCGTCTCCGCGTCCATCACCGGCGCTTGACTCGCGTTGTAGATCTTCGAGCGGCCAACCTCCTCAAACTTACTAACGCGCGCCACCGCGTGGCCGTAGATCTCCTGCCAGCGCGGAAGCCATAGCTCGTCGTTTATTTTGTAGCGGATCGACTGGCTCTGCTGCGTCGATAGGTTCGCCGCGTTGAGAGTGACGAAGAAGCCGCCGAAGAAGATCTCGGTTGTCGTGCGGTGCGGCCCCGGCTTCGGCAGCATTGCGGCGACCGGCCGGCAGCGCTCAAGAAGCGGCCAGAGGCGCGTCTTCGCGTGCTTCTCGACCATCTCGTCCGTCTGCATCGTCCAGCTGATCGGGCCGGGATCGTTCGCGATGATCCACGGCAGCCAGACGTCGGCGACCAGCGTGCCGCCGATCTGCACGGCCTTGCGAAAGTGAACGCGACGGACCAGCGGATTTTGCAGCGCGTCGAAGATCGGCACGAGCCAAGGCGAGAGCCGCACGTTGAACGGCCCCGGCGTCGCGTAGGATTCCGGCAGCTGCACGTGCCGGCGCGCCCAGTCGTAGATCGGCGAGCGGTCCGGCCGCGGGAGGCGAAAGCCGGCGAGGAGTTGCTCGGCGCTCATTCCTCGGTCGCGCTCTTCCGAATCGCCTCCGCCTCGAAGCGCGCCAAGTTGCCCGCGATCACCTCGCGAATTTCGTCCAGGATCAGCCCGCCTTCGACGTTGGCCTCCGCGGCTGACTTGCCGGCTACGCGCGGGCCGAGCTCGACCTCGAGCTTGAGCCGCAGGAGAAGGTCGAGCTTCTGGCTGAGCAGCTGGAGCATATCCTGCACGACCTCGCGCTCGACCACGTTCCCGCGTTCGCGGCCCAGCTTCAGATCACGAAGCTCGATGTCGCGACGCATTAGCTCGGCCTTCAGTTTTCCGAGACTGCCATCATTCAGCCTTCCAAGGTTGTTGGCCTCGGCCCACGCCTTGATCTCCTCGACCGTCGCGCCGTGCGGAAATCCATCCCGCTTGCGCCAATTCAAAAGCGTTCGGACATCAATCTTGAGCGCGTCGGCCAGCGCCTGAGTCTCGCCCTTTGAGAGCTTAAGCATACTTGGCGCCTTTCGAGATGTTTTCCTTTGCCCAGAGCGGTTGAAGGTTCGACCAGTTGAAGCACTCGGCCAACTGCTGCGGATCGCGCAGATCAAAAGACGCGCAGGGTCGAATGTGGTCGACGTGCCACTCGCCGTAGTTTTCCCACGTCATCCCAGCTTGAAACTTGGATTCCAGATGAGCGCGCAGGTGCTCGGCCGAGCAGCCGACCGCAGCAAAGGTTCCAGTTGCGTTGACGGATTGGTTCTTCATCGCGATCCAGATCCTAACCATCAACCGCTTCTTAAGGCGCTGTCCTTGGTCGCGCATTCTGTTCTGATAGCTGAGTCTGCCGCGCGCCTTGTATTGCCCAACTTTTCGGGAAGGAACGTAATTCCTGCGCGCACCAGTATCGACGCCAGATTCCACGAGCATCTTCCAAACGCCCGTTGAGCTAATCCCGAGATCAGCAGCGATGCGCTTCACTCCCAAGCCTTGATGATAGCGCGCTAGGATCAAAACGGAATGCGTCCAAGCCTGGGCGATTTTTTCCTTAAACTGCAGATCGGTTCTCTCATTTTTAGCGTGCTGCTTGAGCAGCCAATGCAAGCCGTCCCCTTCGATAGACCGACCGGCTGGCCCATCATAAACCCACGGATTGAGCGGCTGTCTCGGTGTGTCGTATGCTCGCCTTTTTGGAACGCAATTTAATCGCGCAAATGCGCTCATCGTCAGCCGGCAGGTTTCGTCCGTAAGCTTGTTTCGCCAGCGATGCAATTCGACCACGCGCGAGCTTTGCGTTGGCTTGGCACGCAAGCCGTTTCGCTTCGGTGCGCCGACTGCCGCCGATTCGGCCCATTGCGCGTGCTGCTTCATTTAGCAAAACGCTAGGCTGTGCTTTCGGACAGTCAACTTTTTCTTGTTCGGCGCTGCTCATTCGGAAAAGTGCCTTCTGAACCAAAACTGGGTTTTGCTCGTAGGTATTGCAACC